TTGGACACCCTGCTCATCGATTATCTCGGTGCGGAGGATACTCCGTATGTCCGAGCAGTAACTAGGAAAACGCTAGTGGCAGCAGTCGCCCGCATTTACCAGCCGGGCGTCAAATTTGATTCCATCCTTGTATTAAACGGTGCGCAAGGGATCGGTAAATCTACACTATTTGCCCGCTTAGGAGGTAAGTGGTACTCAGATTCGCTTTCTATCTCTGACATGAAGGACAAGACCGCAGCGGAAAAGTTGCAAGGCTACTGGATCTTGGAACTCGGCGAACTGGCGGGGATTAAGAAAATGGATGTGGAGACTGTAAAATCCTTCATCACCCGCATAGATGATAAATATCGTCAGTCCTACGGTATAACCGTGGAAAGCCACCCGCGTTCCTGTATCATTGTGGGTTCTACTAACAGTGACGGCGGTTTCCTGCGCGATATTACCGGCAACCGCCGCTTCTGGCCTGTTCGGGTGACGGGCCACGGCAGATACCAGGCCTGGGAACTAAATGAAGTTGACCAGATCTGGGCTGAAGCCATAGAACGTTACAGCGCCGGGGAGGAACTATTTCTTAAAGGCGCTCTGGCCGAGGAAGCCGTCACCCAGCAGCGCGATGCCATGGAGGGAGATGACCGTGAAGGTCTGGTTGCAGAATACTTAGATACTTTGTTGCCGGAAGGCTGGGATAAGATGGACCTTTACCAACGACGCAATTTTATGTCTGGCAGTGAGTTTGGCGGTGAAACTCGTGTGGGGACGATCCACCGGGATCAGGTCTGCATAATGGAGATCTGGTGTGAGTGCTTTGGTAAAAGTCGTGAAACAATCAAGAAAGGCGATTCTTACGAAATTGAGAGTATCTTAAGCAAAGTTGGCGGCTGGATAAAATTCACCGGCAACAAGACCGGCAAGAAGTATGTGCCGCTCTATGGCCCTCAACGCGTATTTGTTCGCTCGGAAAGTGAGGTGCAGGCACATGCCGATTGTGCTCATAACGAGTAAGGCACAGCAGGTGGGCATAGTCGCAAGCCCCTTGTTTACCAACTTTCTTGACACGTTTGTTCCCATTGTGCCGATAACTCATCTATTCAATGTTGTAGTTATAGGTAATAAAGAGATAATGGGCATGCATAAGCGCGTATACGCGCGTAAGAGTTTAAACTGCTTGGGCACATTGATCGGCACAAGGAGGTTCTTATGCGCGAGAAACTGATTGAACAGAAACTGATCCGAGCGGTCAAAGCTGCCGGTGGGATCGCCGTGAAGTTCGTATCGCCCGGTTACGATGGAATGCCCGACCGCATTGTTCTTTTACCAGGTGGGAAAATGGCTTTTGTCGAGGTCAAGGCGCATGGAATGAAACCCCGGCCTTTGCAGATCAGAAGGCATGTGTTGCTCAGGCAGCTGGGTTTTTTAGTGTATGTATTGGACGATGAAAAGCAGATACGGACGGTGTTGTCGGAGATTATGGGAGGAGGTGGTGACTGATGCGATTGAAAACAAGAGTATCTATTTCCTGCGATTGGTGCGGCGAGCCTTTTGAAAAATGGCCTTCCGTAATCAGGAAACATAATTTTTGTTGTCGGCAGTGCTTGGCAGACTTTAGTAATAAGTCAAAGAATCCAGAAGGATATGCTAAGTTAAAAAATTATACTGGGCAAAGTCAAAACATGACAAGTATAAATCGAAAATTAAATCCGTCAAGGATGACTGTCACTACAAGGTCAAAGTTACGTCAAGCCCGTCTCCAGACAGAACATAATGGAAGGACTTATGCAAAGTTCTATGGCCGCCTGCAACATCGGCTAGTGGCCGAGAAAATGCTTGGACGCAAACTGAGAGAAGATGAGGTAGTCCATCATATTGATGGAGACAAGCGCAATAATGACCCCGAAAACCTGATGGTTATGACAGCGGCTGAACATGGACGCTTTCATCTTCGTCTTCACCGGTTCTGGTTCAAAGGAGGTGTAGGCGGTGATTGCTGATCTTCATGATTATCAGAAATACTCGGTAGATTATCTTCTAAAACACCCCATTGCTGCACTTTTTCTAGATTGTGGCCTTGGGAAAACGTTGATTACACTGACCGCCATCTTCGATCTTACCCTAGACAGTTTTAAGATCCGAAAGGTTTTAGTTATTGCTCCGCTACGGGTGGGAATAGAGACTTGGCCGGCTGAAATGAAAAAGTGGGATCACCTAAATGGGCTTACCTGCTCAGTGGCTATCGGCAGCGAAGTCCAGCGGAAAACTGCGCTTTTGCAACCAGCCCAAGTCTATATTATTAACCGGGAAAACATTGACTGGCTAGTAAATAAAAGCCGACTTCCCTTCGACTATGACATGGTGGTTATAGATGAACTCAGTTCATTTAAGGCTAACAGTTCTAAACGTTTCAAGGCGCTACGCAAGGTTCGTCCCAGTGTTAAAAGAGTGGTCGGTCTTACTGGAACGCCTTCTGCCAATGGATTGATAGATTTATGGGCTGAAATCGGCATTTTGGATATGGGTCAACGTCTTGGCCGGTACATCACCCACTTCCGCAACAATTACTTTATGCCCGACAAACGCAGCCAGCAGATGGTGTTTTCATATAAGCTCCGGCCAGGTGCGGAGGAAGCCATCTATCAACTGATCTCGGACATTACTATCAGCATGAAAAATACCGATTATCTTAAATTGCCGGAGCTGGTGATAAACGAAATTCCCGTCAGGCTAACTGAAAAAGAGACCTACTGTTACCAGACCATGAAAGACGAGATGGTACTATCCTTAAAAGGCCAAGAGATCGATGCTGCCAATGCGGCCGCTCTTTCCGGCAAACTACTGCAAATGGCAAACGGAGCGGTTTATGACGAGAATCACGGAGTAGCCAGACTGCATGACCGTAAACTAGACGCGCTGGAGGATCTGATTGAAGCCGCCAACGGCAAGCCAGTACTGATCGCCTATTGGTTCAAGCACGACCTGGAGCGGATACTGGAGCGTTTTCCCGCCGAGCGGCTGGAATCAACTGAGAGTATTCGTCGGTGGAATGAGGGCGAGATCCCAATTGCCGTTATCCACCCGGCATCGGCGGGCCATGGTTTAAACTTGCAAGTCGGTGGTTCCACCCTTGTGTGGTTCTCCCTGACCTGGAGTTTGGAACTTTACCAGCAAACCAATGCCAGGCTCTGGAGGCAAGGGCAAAAGGACACCGTTGTTATTCATCACATTATCGCCAAGAGCACGATTGACGAACAGGTCATGAAGGCTCTCCGACTAAAGGATAAAACCCAGACCGCCCTAATTGAAGCGGTCAAGGCAAACCTGAACAAGGAGGCGGTCGCATGATTGCATTAAAATACATCAACAAGAACGCCGCTACCGTAGCCGCCATGCGCGACTACACCAACATGCGGTTCATTATTAATAACACTCCGGAGGAAATAAAGGAAGTGTACGAAAAGATGAGTGCACCAAGAACCCCCAAGCTATCAAGGCTGCCGTCCACAAGGAATCCGCAGGCTGGAGCCGACAAATTGGCGGCGCAGATTGACAAGCTGGACATCCTGCGGGAACGCTACAGCCAGGCGATAGAGTACATGGCGTGGTTCGAACCTGCCTGGTCAAGCCTGACCGATACTGAGCAGCACTTCCTTTCCGAGTTCTACATGAGCGACAACCAGAAGTCTGGTGCGACCTACCGCCTGATGACTGAACTTAATTACAGCGAAAGCCACGTGGAAAGATTACGGGGCAATGCATTAAACCACCTGCGCAGTATGCTGTTCGGATAAAGATGAGGGAATTGTGAGGGAGTGATTGTCTCAGGACCTTGTATAATAGTAACATCGAAAGCTGTATCAAGAGCCTTCGCGGAGTTACAACCGCGGGGGCTTTTTGTATGCAAATAACGAGGTGAATCTTAATGCCCTTTAAGCCCAAACGTCCGTGTTCCCAGCCTGGCTGTCCGAAACTGACAGACGGCAGGTTTTGCGAGGAACACGCTAAAGAAGAGTCAAAACGATATGAACGATNCCANCGCGACCCAGCCATGAAGAAACGCTACAGCAGGACTTGGAAACGTATTCGTGACCGGTACATTGCAACCCATCCATTATGTGAGCAGTGCTTGAAGGCTGGAAAAATAACTCCTGCTCAGGAGGTACACCACATCAAACCCTTGTCGCAAGACGGTACGAACGATGAGGACAACCTCATGAGCCTGTGTACACCATGCCATTCGGAGATCACCGCACGTGAGGGAGGTCGTTGGCGTAGAAGGTGACCGGTAGGGGGGCTCAAATCTCTACAGCCTGTGCCTAGGAGAACGGGCCGCCCCCTTCGCGTGCAAAAATTACAGTTCAAACGGGGGATTAAGCCCCGCCACAGCTAGGAGGTGAGGGTTTGTGGCAAAAGACGGAACCAATAGAGGCGGTCGCCGGGTCCGTGCCGGTGACAAGCCGCAGCCCCTGGCTGACAAAATCACAGCCGGAAAGGCTGCAAAGATTTTAGAAGCCCCGGAACTGCAGCCTGAGTCGATGCTCGAAGCGGAGGAACTTGATGATGCGGCAGATTTATACGGAGAAGATATGCCTGCACCCAGCGATTACCTCAGCGCGAGACAAAAAGACGGTAAGCCACTGGGCGCTGGCGATCTGTTCAAAGAAACGTGGAAATGGCTCAAGGACCGTGGGTGTGAGAAATTCGTCAACCCGCGCCTTATCGAAGCCTATGCCCAGGCATTCACTCGCTACATCCAGTGTGAGGAAGCCATCAGCACCTACGGACTTTTAGGGAAACACCCGACCACGGGCGGCGCAATGGCCAGCCCATTTGTACAGATGAGCCAATCTTTTCAGAAACAGGCAAACCTCATCTGGTATGAGATTTTTGACATCGTAAAACAGAATTGCACCACGGCCTTCGTCGGCAATCCGCAGGATGACATTATGGAAGCTTTGCTGTCAGGCAGGAAAGGACGTTAAAAATAGATGAACACAACCGAGCGTTTTGAGAAAGTAAATATCGACCGGCTGGTACCATATGCACGCAATGCTCGCACTCACAGCAAGGAACAGATACTTCAGTTGAGAGCATCACTCCGGGAGTTCGGATTCGTCAACCCGGTCATCGTTGATAAAGATCTTAATGTCATNGCCGGGCATGGACGCATCCTGGCTGCCAAGGAGGAAGGCATTGGTGAAGTGCCCTGCGTGTTCGCGGAACACCTGACGGAAGCTCAGAAGCGAGCCTACATTATAGCCGACAACCGGCTGGCCCTGAACGCTGGCTGGGATGATGAAATGCTCTCAGTAGAGATTGCCGATCTGCAGGGCGCGGACTTCGACATCTCCCTCCTCGGTTTTAACGACGCGGAACTGAATAAGCTGCTGGGCGCTCTTGAGGATNTGAAGGACGACGACTTTGATGTAGAAGGCGAACTGGCNAAGCCNGCTGTAACAAAGCCAGGCGACCTGTGGCTTTTAGGACAGCACCGCGTTGTCTGCGGNGACAGCACCCAAGCGGATACCTATANCCTGCTTATGGACGGNAAACTTGCCAACCTGGTAGTAACCGATCCTCCCTACAACGTCAACTATGAGGGTACAGCAGGCAAGATTAAAAACGACAACATGGCGGACNAAAAGTTTTACCAATTCCTGCTGGATGCATTCACCTTGACCGAAAAGGCCATGGCTAAGGACGCAAGCATTTATGTGTTCCACGCCGACACTGAGGGGTTTAATTTCCGTAAAGCGTTTAAGGATGCGGGATTATATTTGTCGGGAACTTGTATCTG